TTTGTGCGCCTCCGCCCATGAATCCATCCAGTTTGTCCAATGGAATCACCGCCTCCGGTCCGCGCCCCTCGCCAATCATCGCCAACGTTGGTCCCGTGACAATACCGCCCTCGGCCATCATCGGGATGTTTGCATCCGCGGTTTTGGCCAACGATCCGCGAACGGCACCGGCCAACGCCATCAATGCAATACCGCCGGCAATCGCCAATGCGGGGTTCAATGATTCAATTGATGCCTTAATTGCCAACAAACCAATGCCCGTTTCAATTGCGATGTTGCCCAATTGCGTCAACAATCCGGCGAATGATTCCAAAACAAATGTTCCCAAATCGGCCATCGATGCACCACCAACGGCCATTGCGCCCAGCATTTCACCGAATCCACCAACGAATGAAACGGCCGCCGCGTTGATTGCCTGCGTGATGTTGTTCGACATGTTGTAGGCGGCCAAACCAACGGCAATTTGTCCGTCGGACATTGGTTGAATGAATTGGCGTTTGATTTTGTCGGATGCCGCGGCCATTGTCACGACCATTGATCCCATTGATTTGGAACCGGCATTGGCCATTCGGTTCAATGCGGATGTCGCGGCATTGGCACCATTGACAATTGTTGTCGTCGCCTCCTCCGTGACCGCGCCGCCCTGCTCAATAACGCCACCGGAAACGCCCGCGGTTTTGGCCGCCTCGCCACCGAACAATGAACCCAAATCCTTTTTCAATTCATCGGCGACCTGCCCGATGCTTTTGAACGCCGGCACGATTTCCATCGTGTATTTTTTTATCGGCGCAATGCTGATGGTTTCGAAACCTAAAAGTCCCGCAATGGCATTGAAACGTTCAATCAATGAATTGATGATGCCGATTCCGACATTCGCCAACCCTTTCAAGGCGTTCAACGCCGTGGCCTTGAATGCCTTGAAATTGTACCCAACATATATGGCGGCGGCGGATAGTGCGGCAATACCAGCGACGACGGCACCAATTGGTGAAATCATCGCGCGCAAACCCTGCACCGCAATCACACGCATTGCCGCGCCAACCTTCATCAACACCGGTGCCAACACAACGAAATTGCGATACAATCCACCGGCGATGAAAATCAACGGACCGGCCGCGGCGGCCAATGCCGAAATCACAACAATGATTGTTTTAATTGGTCCCGGCAATGCGTTCAATCCTTGAATCGCCGATGTCAAAACCTTGACGAATGGCGTGAATCCCGTTGCAACAATTTCACCGATGGAAATCATCAAACCCTCGAACGCCGATTGCAATGCCTTCATTGCACCGAACGCCGTGTTGTCCATGATGGACGCCATTTCCTTTGCCGCACCCGCCGCGTCGTTCAATGATTGCGTTGTCGGATCAATTTGGTCAACGCCGCCCGCCAATACCAGCAACGCGGATTGTGCCGAACGTCCAACCTCATCCTTCGCGTCCGCCAAACCAATACCGGCGGCGGCCAATTGTTTGATTTTTTCCGCCGTTGGTTCGGAACCCGCACCCAATTCGGAAATGATACGGCGCAACGATGTTCCCGCCTGCGAACCCTTGATGCCCGCATTGGCCATCACCGCCAACATTGCCGTCGTTTCCTGTATTGACATGCCCGCGGATTTAGCAACCGGGGCAACATATTTCATGGATTCGGCGAACGTTTCCATGTCCAATGCGGACGTTGAAAACGATTTCGCCATGACGTCCGTGACCATTTCGGTTTGCGATGCATCCAATTGGAATGCGCGCAATGTTGAACCGGCGACCTCCGCCGCACGTGCCAAATCCGAATCCGTCGCCTGCGCCAACGCCAACGTCGCCTCCGTCACCTGCGTGATTTCCGCGGCCGTGAAACCTAATTTGGCAAATTCCGTTTGTAATTCGGCAACCTGTGATGCGCTGAAAATGGTTGATGCGCCCAAATCCTTCGCGTTCTTCGACAACGCCTCAAATTCCGCACCCGTCGCACCCGAAACGGCCTTGACCTTCGCCATCTGCAATTCGAACCCTTGGAACGTATTGACGGCAACGGCACCCATTCCAATGATTGGTGCGGTGACCTTCATCGTCAAATTCTTACCGACGGCCTGCATCTTTTTGCCGGCGCGATCCATTGCCCGTTCCGCCTTATTCAGTCCGGAAACCAATGGCGCGATGTTCGCGAAAAACCGAAGGTTGATTGACGAAAGATTCATTTGTTGAATTTCTTATTTATCGCATCTAAAACCTCACCACGTGACCACACGCGTTTCGGTCCTTGTTTTTTAATTTCCCACGGGAACGTCATCAAATCTTTCGGTTTGATGCGCTTTTTTGTATGTGGCGCAATCGTCACCGATGCAATCCAGCGGGCGCGTTCCCAATCCCCGCGGTATTGCCTTTGTAATTTTTCCGAATAGCCGTTGGACATATTTTGAAATTCCCTCGGCGTCATATCGTAAAAATCACCCGGTCGCAAATTCAATTGACCAAACGCATACGCCTCCAATGTGTCCCATGTGGGCGGTTCGGATTCGTCGCGACCATCACGTTGGTCAATTATTTTTTTTCATCCGTGCCGAATTGCTTATTGAACGTGTCAAACGCTTTTTCCAAAATCGAATTGTCGTCATCCAAAAAATCCGCGATATCATCGACGGACAATCCGAATGGCATTTTTTCCTTTCGTGCGCCATCCTTGAATCCACACCATACCAATTTGATGGCATGATCCAATGTGATGGTGTTTTGTAGGTTTTGCAATTCGCCCAATGTGGTCCCGGTGATTGCCGTGAATTCACGCAATGCATTGAACCCAAACCGCACGGGGTAACGTTTGCCGTTTATTTCAATAAATTCAACCATGATTGTGATTTTTTAATAAAGGGGGACGACGCGTTGCCGCCCCCCTGCAAATTTACGCATTAGTTTGTCGCCTCGGTCAACGCGGCGGTTCCTTCAAAACTGAATGAATACGTCACGTTGTCCTCCATTCCCGCCTCTTGGTCCAATGATGTCAAAAATCCCTGTCCGGAATAATATTTCTCATCGGTAGTGGTGGAACCGAATTTCACGTACAATTTGGTGCGTCCGGTAAGATATCCCCACAAATCGGAATATCCGTCGGCACTTGCGATGTTGTAGGTCACCAAACCATCGCCCGAAAGGGACCATGATTTTTGTCCTTCCAACAATTCGCGCCACCCTGCGGAATCCTTGTTCGATGTGTCGCGCGTTTCCATTGAAACGGAAAGCGAGGCACTCGTACAACGTCCGACCTCGGAATATGTCACGCCGTCCGTGCTGAATTGAATCAGCACATCCGTTGCGTTCATGATGCTTGTTGATGCGGCCATGATTATTGTTGATTTTTAGATTCGGATTTGATTTGAAGAAACCCCTGTTCCTTCAATTGTTTGGCAATGTGTTCGGGAACCATTACGCGTGATCCTGCCCGAACAACGCGGTTGTTCATGATTTCCCAATCCTTTACCAGTTTGACCTCTTTCATTTTTTATGATTTAATTACTCGAAACGCCAAATCGATTTGCGACCCAAAGGTACGTTCGTCCTCGGAAAACAAATCGCGTTCGCCGTCATATTTGCACGATTGAACAACCACCCCGCGGATGGTTTCATTCATGCGGACGAACGCGGTTCGGATGTATTCAATTCCGTTTTGAACATCGGCATATTTGGACGAAACAATCGTGATTCGTACCAATGCCTCGTCGACGTGTGAATCGCTATCCTTTGACATTGATGTTGTGACGTTCACAACCTCATATATGGCAAACGGCGACGCCTGCCCCTGCGCCCCGACAACGGGGAACACCCTTCCACCGAACAACGAATTCAAATTCGTGTCGGTGTCAAATTTGTATTTGATGACCTTACCAATCATGACAATGAACGATTGAAGGTTTTTTCGATGTATGATTTCACGTTCATTGTGAAATATCCGACGACCTGCGTGATGGTATTGGCCTTTGCCTTATCGGCGAACCCTTTGTTTTTGCCGGAATATGGCATACCGGAACCGGAACGTTTGTTGCCTCCAACCATTCCCCCGTAATTTAGGAAATGCGCGAACCAACCGCCCTTTTCGGGATCCTTGAATGCCCCCTTCACAATCGGACCAACCCAATATGCGGTCGTCAATTTTGGATTGCGTGTTCGTGATTTACGAATGCCGATTGAATTTTGCAATTGTCCCGCCGTGATTTCGGCATACACCCCACCATTGCGGTACACCTTGAATTCGCCATCCTTGAAATCCGTGATGTTGGATTTCATGGCATCACGCGTCACAAACAATGCGCGACGTTGAATTTTGCCCAATTCATTCGCGTCTAATTTGTTGCCGAATTTTTCCAGTTCGGCGACAACCTTTTGAAATTCGCGTTGTAGTTCGGCGGAATCGATACCAATCCCCGCCGCATCACCACCCCTTGCCGTGTAGTTCCGTGCCATATCAATCGGTGATTTCGGTGGTGATTCGCATGAATGCCTTCCGGGCATCCTCGTTGATGATTGATTGGATTTTGTACGTGTTGCCACGATACACAATCCGCATTTGTTCGTTCAAATTGGATTTGTAACGAATGATGAAATCGACGCGTTTTGTTGCGACGATTTGATTTCCGCGTTCGGCCTCATTGCCCGACCTTTCCTCGACCTTCGCCCAAACATTTGACAACGTTGAAAAATCAACATTGTTTTGGCCGAAAAAATCATCGGACACACCGCCCAATGTTTGAACATCGGTGACGACGCACGTCGTCGTTTCCGTTTCGCCGAAATCGTTTGTGACGCGCGTTGCGTATTCATCAACGAATTCGGTCGCGTTTATTTCCGCCGCCGAAAACGTTTGAATCGTGATGCGCTGATCAAGGTCCCCCGGATTCATTAGAACGTAAACACGCGAAACGGGTTCCACAAATACTCCGATGCCGTCGGCAAACGCTTGACCGAATCGATTCGGTTTTCGTACATGTCGGCAATGACCAACAATATGCCCTGCCGCAATGGTGCCGGAACATCCGATGCGGATGAATAGCCGACAACATATTCGACAATGACCGCGTTCGTCGTGTCCTTTGTACTGAACCAACCATCCTCCGAAATGATTCGTGATGGTTGTGAAATCAAATCCGTCCGATATTTGGACGAATTGATTGTTTTTTCATCACCCGCATCGTCGATGTATTTGACCGACGAAACCGATTGCACGGGACCGCGGGACAAATATATGATGTCCTTATCCGCGGGCGTGTAATCCGGAAACATATCATAGAATTCCTCGATTGTCGTCGTCATCAAAATTTGGCGCGTGTATTGTTCGCACAATTCACGGGCCGCGGAAATCATGATGGTCAACGTTGTATCGTCATCGGAATGATCGACACGAAGGAATTCCTTCACATCGGTCAATGACAATGGTTCCGAAACCGCCGGGGTGATGATTGAAATGCTCATCGCTTTTCGCCCTTGTTTTTAGTGGCACGCTCGGCACGTTTCACGGCCGGTTTTGCAACCGGTACCGCGTACCCCGCCGCGATATAATCCTCTGCAACATCATTGGCGAGGGTTACGCGTTCCCCAACGGAGAACGCGAACCCTTTGCCAACGATTTGTTGAATGAATTCAACCTCCATCATCTATGGATTAGGCCATGGTGATGTAACGGAATGCGGAATCATCGATTGATCCGGCGTCCTTTCTTGAATAGGCGATAAATCCGAGCAAAAGCGAATCGGCGTAACGCTCATTCAAACGCAACATTTGAACACCACCTGCATTGCGAACGACGTATTTGTCGAAGTCACCAACAACGATTGGTTTCGCGGTTGTGGCGATGTCGGCCATGTCATTGTTCACGTATGCGGGAACACCAAACACGCGGTCGGGTTCGCCGGCGGCCATTGAAGGAATGAACACGGGGAAATCGTTAGATGAACCAACACCCAGTTTGCGGATGGCGGACATCGTGTTGTCGTTAGCCATCAAAGCAAATTTGGGGCTATTGCGGTACGACTTGTCAACGCTATGGATCAATTCGAGGATTTCGGCGGCCGTGATTGCTGATGCGCTCGCGGCGGTCAATGCGCTGGATGCGGCGGTGATGACACCCGTTGGTTGGCTTGAGCCGGTACCGGTGGTGAAATGTGCGTTGGTTCCGCGTGCGATACGCTGGCCCAATGTGTCAACCAAGAATGAATCGAGATTGAACGCGCTATCCTGCATCAATTGGTATGAAACCTTGACAACCTTTGAAGAATAGGTGTATGCACCCAAGTTCAAGGCGGCGAAGGTCATGTCGGAAACAGTTTCGGCGGAACCCTCGGAAAGGATAGCCGCAACGACTGATGTATCATTGACCTTTGGATAAGGCAATGTTGCGCCGCTTGTGGTGTTCAACACCTGTGCAAGACGCTCAACCTCACCGGTGAATTTCGTTGCAACCGCCAAAGCGTTGCTGAAATCTTCGGGGATAAGGAAACCGCCATCGGCGTCGGGGGTAGTCAATTGGGGATCGGTTCCGCGAACCTCCATCATTGCTTGACGCTCCTCCGCGTTCAAACCGGCCATACCACGGCGAAGGTACTTGCTGAATGCCTCACCCTTGGTAACGGCTTGACGCTCGGCGACCTCTGCGCGCTCCTCTTTTTTGGCGGCAAATTCGCGCTTCAATTCCTCGGCACGCTCGATGCGCTCGATTTCGGATTTGATACCACGAACATCGGTTTCGATGTTGTCGAATTTTTGATTTTCTTCGGCGTTCATTGAACGGCCTTCGGCTTGTGCGCTGGCAACGATTTGGTTCAATTCGTTAACCAATGCGGCGCGCTTTTCGCGCAATTGGATTGAATTCATGATTCAGTTTTCAAGTTTAGTTATTCTTAAAATAAAATCACGAAGGTTTGGCCGTTCAACCTCACCATCGTGTTGTTCACGCTGGGCAATCCCGGACGATGCGGCGGGATAGGCGGGCAGGACTACCGGCGACACATCAATCAATCGTGAAACCTTTTCAATAATTCGAACATTCTTCCCGTTGCGCTTTTCCCAACGATCACGTCCGACTAAAAATGCGAATGACGATTGATTGACATCGCCACGGCGCATCAATTCAATCAAATCATTTGCGTATGTTGTATTTGGCATTTTGACCTCATAACCCAAACCCGTTGCGTCGGCCCAAACGCGTAACGTTCCCGATGAAACGCGGCCCAACAAAAACGAATCGGAATGATTGTAAAATGCGCGAACGTCGTCGTTCAACACATCGTCAAATGCACCCGGTTTGATTATTTCAATAAACCCGCCCAAATCTTCGGAATATGAATCGAACACGGCGGCATATCCACGGACGATTTCGCCGTCATATTCGGCGCGAAATTCCGCCGAACGTCGTTCCATGACCGGCACGTTGTTTCGAACCTCTGCGTCGAATTTTTCCAACGTTGCAAACAGGTGAACCACGTTCAACATCGGTTGACGTTCCGTGTACGCTCCCTGCTCCGCGTCGTATTCATAAACACGAATCAATGCGGCGGGGTTGTCGGCCGTACCCGTTACAACAAACCCCGAATCCGATGACAATTCGCCATCGTTGTTTGTTTCAATGATGCGCCCGTATGCGAACCCGTTGCCGGATTTCCAGCGAACGAAATCGCCGACGGACAATTCATCGGGTGCCGCGTTTTCCTCAACCATTGGTTCGGAAA